GCCTACCGCAACGAAGAGAGTTGATGAGTAAGTGATTGCGCGTAGCACGTTAGTCGTACCGCTTGTTCGAGTTGTCCATGTCGTACCGTCGGGCGAAGTAATAACAGTGCCTGATGCACCTACAGCGGCGAAGAGATCGTCAGCTGAAGAGTAAGTGACTCCGTGCAGATTATCAGTCGTACCGCTTGTTCGAGTTGTCCATGTCGTACCATCAGGTGAAGTGATGACTTCACCTAACGTTCCTACCGCGACGAAGAGGTCGTCTGTTGATGAGTAAGTGACTGCGAGCAGCATGTTAACCGTACCGCTTGTTCTAGTTGTCCATGTCGTACCATCAGGTGAAGTAATAACAGTACCTGTGTCGCCTACCGCAACGAAGAGAGTTGATGAGTAAGTGATTGCGCGTAGCACGTTAGTCGTACCGCTTGTTCGAGTTGTCCATGTCGTACCGTCGGGCGAAGTAATAACAGTGCCTGATGCACCTACAGCGACGAACAGGTCATCAGTAGAAGAGTAAGTGGCTGCGCGTAGTGCGCTAGCCGTACCGCTTGTTCGAGTTGTCCATGTCGTTCCATCGGGAGAAGTGATGACGGTTCCTGCGTTGCCTACCGCAACGAAGAGATCGTCAGCAGATGAGTAAGTGACTGCGTACAGCGCGTTAGTCCGAACGTCATCCTTGGTTGGATAACCAAGCGTCAAATCACCTGACGCCACAGCGGTGGACAGGTTCTGGCCAATGTAACGCCAGGAAGGCATTACGCCACCCCGATTTCAGCGGCACGACCGGGAGCCAACAGACCGAGCGCTTCATACATGCCAAGTAAGGCTTGCGTGTCAGGGTCGAGCGGGTTGATATTGATCGTCACCGAATACAACACCAAGCCCCGACGAATTGCACCTTTAGTGGCCTCGTCAAGCGCTGGATGTGTCAAGTAACCACCCTCATTGAACGCATCAATCGCATCCTGTTCGATCGCGGTGAAACGCCGACGCCAAGCGACCTTGCTGACTTCAACAACTTCGGGTTCTGGTGGTGTGTACACAGGTGGCGCAGAGTAGTTCAGCACCTTCCATGCGTGACCTGTCCAGTTCGCCTGCTGGCCTTCCGGCAAGCCTTCCGGTGGCGCAACGTCAGTGCTACGTCCCGGAAGAACCTCGGTGGTTAACCATCCCCAATTATCAAAATAGTAGGTCATAAAAAGTCCTTATAATAAATTAAGTAGGATCACTAGTTTCACATTTAAAGGTAGGAATTGTTACTGTTCCACCACTAGTAAGAGCCTGAGAAGTACAAGTAGTGACTAGCAGTACATTAGTACCATCACATATTGCTACGTGTGTAGCCGTTCCACTAGCATCAATAGGTACTGCTGATTTTTGTGCTACAGTAACCTTACGGCCATTAGTATCCCCATTAGCTTTAGTAAAGTCACCGCCAGCCATTACTACGTCTGCTAGAGCATAAGTTGTGACTGCTTCTGTGCGAGTAGTTGGTTGAGCGGAACATACTGTCATAATAGTGCCAGTAGCGATTTTGTCTAGAAGTCCGTCTAGTACTGCGGTTGGGTGTAGATATTTAGCCATTAGCTGATTCTCCTAGAACTGTTATAGACATATCAATTGGATTAATCGTAGTATCACCTACAACTTTTTCTGCTGAGTTAACTTGACCAGAGAGATCAATAGCCCAACCATTTTGGCACCAAACTGTTCCTACTACGTCAGCAACTGTTAGTCTATCTCCAGCTTCTGCATAAAATCCGTGGCTACTTAGTTTAGTTTCTAGAATTTCTACTTTCATTTATTTTCTTCCTCATATATCATAGTTTTAGCTCGTGCCAAATCAGTATAATATGCCAGTTTACAATGTTCTGGTTCCCAGAAAAATATAAAATTAATAACTTTTTCCAGTTTCCATGATTCTTTAAATGCCCTACCACTGACAGAGTCATTGGCGTTACCATTAAATAAAAATACGTTTAGAAGCTGACTTATGGCATCAATACCTCTAACAAAAATACTAGGTCTTAATACTATCTTCATTAGGCACCTCCTGCTCTTTACCTTCAAACAAAAGTGGTGGAAACCATTTAGCTGCTGGCTTATCTAAAGGGACAAACTCTTTGTGAGTATCCCCTTCTCTCCAGGTAACGTGGTACCACCTACCAGTTCTTAAAATTTCGCCTAGTTGTACTAAAGTCCAGGCTACCCACTGTAATAATATACCTGTTACAACTATTGGCATTAATATTAATTTAACTTTAGGGTACTTTTTTAAAAAAGTATGTATTTTACTATTTTTAGAGTATTGTACAGATAGAGAACTAGCTACCTCTAGGCGGAATTTACTCCAAGCAGTTAGGTGGCAATTACTTTTTTTCATAATGGTAAATGTATAGAAGCCCAAACACCTGCTACGAACATTAAAACAGCTACTAGTATTTTTTCTACAATACCTTCACTTATTTTTCTTTTACTAGCATTAAGTGCTTTTTCTTCTTCTACTTTTCTTTTTGCGAACTCACAGAGTCCACCATTATTTCTTCTAGCTTTAATAAAATCTAATGATTCTGTGTGCTCTACTTTTTTAGCTATTTGCTCATCTACCCACTTATGGTGAGCATCATGAGCATCCGAATGCCCATTAAGTACTATATGTTTAATTTTAGCTTCATCAGATAGTACCTTATCTAATTTATGTGATATATTATCCATACTTCTCATAAGTAACATTAAAACTATACGTTGCCCAGGATCTTGAATAGTAGCTAAAGCATCTAACATATCCTTTTTTAAATCGGTGTCTTCAGTATCTACCATAGGTATCCTTATTGCTTGTTTATTTTGCTATATACTACGCGTAATATATAGCAAAATGGGGGCCGAAGCCCCCATCTATATAATTACCTAAAGATTAGGCTGTCCAACGGAATACTGAAACACCGTTACCTTCAACGCTAGAGATTTGTTGGAATCCTAGACGCTGTGAAGCAACGATTAGACGTTGTTGATTTTCTACAGAATAATCAGACTCAACACGTAGTCCTTTGTAACGACCAACTAGGAAGTTATTTTGATTAACTAGAACAGCACCAATCTTGGTGGCAGCCTTAGCTTCAAATTCACCACTTAGTACAACTGGAACATTAGCAATAGAACCAACTTGACCAGTTAGTAGGGTAGCACGAGTACCAACCTTATCCATAGTTTGGAAAGAGGTATCGTCTAGTAGATCGTAGTAAACATCATTAGAAACAACGAAAACTAGTTCTGAAGGATTAAGACCGCGGGTACCTAGGGCACGACGCATATCAATCATCTTCTGGATAGTGGCTTTAGCTAGACCAGCACCACCAGAGATAATGTCACCACCAGCAGCGGTTGTGATAATACCTTTAATGGGGTCAGCACCAGCACCAGCACCACGTAGTAGAGCTAGATCCCATGCTTTTGCAGTTCTGCGAACAATAGCGTCACGGATGATAGGTAGTAGAGGAATAATGCTATCGTCTTCTTCTTCAGTACCTAGGAATTCCTTGGTTGCTAGTTTATAAGCAGTTAGGTTGATTTCTTTTACAACGTGGTTCTGAGCAGTACCACTAGATGTAGCAGCCTTATAGCCAGCTTCTAGTACCCAGTTAGCATACCCTGCTTCAGGGTTGACTGGTAGACGCATAACGGGGTTATTCATGCTAATATTCTTATTGAAGATAGGATCAACAATTAGAGCACGACGAATTTCGTCTTGCATATTAGTAGAAACTTCAAGTTCCCAAGTTGCACTAGGAATATGAGCACCGAACTTTTGTACTAGGTCACGGAAAATGGAGGTTTCGGTGATACCTTTATTAGTAGCCTTAGCCATAAGTACAGCAGCTTCTTTTTCAGCATAGCTGATTTTGTCACCAGTTGCTTTTTCATCAAATTGCATCTTGCTCTTTTGTAGAGCTTCGATTTCGCTTGCCTTCTCTGCTAGGGCAGCGCGTAGGTCTTCAACAGCTTTTAGGTTAGTTGCACCAGCAGCTTCTGCATCTTTAATGCGTTTTTCTGCATCAGCTAGTAGCTTCTCAGCACCTGACTGTCCAACTTCAATACCTTTGGTTACAGCGGCTGCGGTAGCTTCTGCAATCATCTTTTGTAGTTCGTCTTTATCCATAATTTCTTCTTCCTTTTGTGTTTCTACTTCGGGGAGTTCCTGAGTCTCTTGCTCTTTAGCAATTTCTTCTAGGTTTTCCTCTGGTGGGTTAAATGATTTTTTAAATTCTAAGTAATCAGCTTCACTATCAAAGCCTTTAGAGACTGAGAATAGACTATCCTGATTTGCCGGAACAGAAACTACACTAACTTCAAGTAGTTCTAGATCTTTAATTACGAAAATATCGGTAGCACTATCGTAATCTGCATCCTTAACTAGGAATCCAATGCTAAAAGCTTTAAGGATTCCTTCTTGTACTAGCTGGTAAATTTCTCCAGCGGCTTTGCTGATTCTAGCAGTAATCTTTAGACCCTTGTCGTCAATGGATAATGACTCTGCTACACCAATTGGTCTAGAGTGGTTATGAAATGCTAGGATAATTGGATTTAGTTTGTAGTTATCAATACCACCCTTAGTCCACGCTTCCATTGCTACAACATCACCAACTCTATCTTTTGTAGTAGTGTTGGCATAACCAACAATACGAAGTTCATCTGACTCTCCAGCCTTCTCAACTGAGAAACCAGAGATAAGCTCAAATTTCTTATTTATCTGCATCTTTTTTAGGGGCTCCTCCACCCGGCTCACCTGCTGCGCTACCAGCAATATTTGCAGGTACTCGTAGGTCATCATGCCCCGGTTTGGGGTCGTATCTCAATTCAGCCCTTGCTTCATTTGGACTAATTACTCCACCATTTACAAGCGTGCTATGATACATAGCTTCATCTTTTAAATCTGGTTGGACTGCTGAAACTTTAGAAGCTTCTGGCTCTAGGTCATAACCAAAGAATCTTTCAAAACCAGCATTTACCATTCTAACAAGTGGTAAAATTGTTTCCATATAAAAGAGTCTGAGATTTGGGGTGATATTGGCATTATTACCAGAGCTTATTAGTACTTCTGGAACTCCTAAAGCTACTAGAATTTCTAGGTCTTTAGAAGTTATTGAATCTTTGAAATCTAGCTCGCGGAAGTTTACGTCCGTGATTTTATCTAAGTCTAGTCCGCCATCTAAAATTAGGGGTCTTTTTCCACCCTTAGTTGGAGAGTACTGTGACTGCCAAGACTCTATCATACGAGCTTTAATCTTATCACCAAGTACGTTTGGACTCTTGATCACAAGCCCAGGTACTGCTCCATTCTTGAAGAAGTTACCTTGGAAAGCAGTCATATCACTGCGTACCTTTAAAGTATCAGTAGTCGATTTAAGCCTAGAAGTTCCCATGTATATAGAAGTACTAGAATTATCTGATATGTGCAATACTTCACTAGGTTTAAAGTCTATAATGCCATTATACTTGTAGCCCTTTACATAAATTAAAGGATCTGTTAAGATTTCCATCTGAGATGCCGGTAGATTATAGAGATATACACCATCATAGTATATAAACGCATTACCAGTCAGCACTAGATCTATATAAATAAGTCTACGAAATTTATTAGTATCAATATATGGATTAGGCTGAAAATTAAGTAGGTTTTCTACTTTAGCCTTTCTAGTACCAATTGTTGGTGTTACTAGGCCATTTATCTTTTCTTTTACGTCTACATCGAAGCTAGATGCTCCATTAACAATCATATCAACAGCACGTCTAACAGTAGTTAGGGCGTCATACGCTTGTTCAAAGGTGATAGTATTATCTGCATAAATACTATCACCCTCATTTCTAGCGATCTCGGCCTGTGCGGGGTTAAATTTTTCTATAATCCAAGACTTAATACTCATACTTCAAACCTATTTCCTTTGCTTAAATTTTCCTCCGCAGGTAGATGTTGTAAATTAAACTCACAGTGCAGCCCACATACTAATGTATGATGTAGTGGTACTACATGATCTACATGGTAGCCTTCTGGGCAGGTTTGGTAAATTTCTTTTATAGTTACCAAATTAGCCCACTTTGGGGTAGCTTTAAGCTTAGTAGCCCTTCGCTTTGCCCCTAAAGCTCTGAAAATATGCTTATTACCTTCGTAATATATTTTAGACCTATACTTAATAGTTTCTTTATTTAAGCTATAATAATTTTTTCTTCTTAGTAGTATTTCCTGCCTATTATTTTTATAATAATTAGTCGAGCAGCTATTACATTTAGTACTATTAGTTAAAAAATTACTCATATTTATTATCTTGTAACAACAGTCGCACTGTTTTTTATGTATTAAAGATAATAAGTACATACGCCAAGAAGTATTATTTTTTGCTAAAAATATGTCTGGGTATATGGATTTTATTAGATTGGAGAACTGAAATACGGAATTGAAACCATATGTAGAGGATAATTCGTCCGTAGTATCTAACGATATTGCACTGTTTATAAAGTCTATCCAGTATATTGTATTATTGTCTATGGTATGAAATACTTTACCTATATCAAATTTATTTACTAATTCTTTATAAACCTCATTTACTTCTAAGTACATTTTGTCTCCTTTTTAGACAGTGTTTGGTGAGCTATCTAGTGAAAAAGGCACTAGAAAGGCTGGCCGGCCCTTTCGCTCAGTTTTAATCTTTGTGTAATTTATCGTGCTGAATTTTAACCCAGTTAGCTTGCTTTGTGGCTGTATGTAGAGCAGGTTTAGCCCCGTATATAGTATGTAGCTTTACATGGTGTCCATTACATAAGGTAACGGCATCTTCATATAATTCTTTCTCGTGCTCAGCTATAAAGGTATCGCGATGGAATATAACGTCATCAACATCGTCAATTGAAACACCAGTAGTAACCTTCCACTTCTCCCATAGTAGAGTAAGAGATGAGTAGTGGTGAAATTCCAGGTTTTCAGTAGTATCGCAGATTGCACAGCAAGTACCTTTAGGATACCGAGCTTTAGCTTTATCTCTTAAGTACTTAACCTCGTCACGTTTTAATTCGGACTTTTTACCTGTATTTGCGGCCACTATTAAACTGCTCCTGAAAAACTTTTTACTCTAAACATAATAGGGCTATTATCCCATAAGTATAAAATAAATTCAATTCAATTTTCCTACCATCAGAAACTTCCTACATTAGAACGATAGCTATATAATGCGTACCTCAAAGCATCAGCCATGTGTGAGTATTTATCATGTACTGGTTTCTCAGTAATCAGAGTTTCCTTTGGGTCCCAGCGGAACTGGTCTAGTGCTGCTAGAAGATGTGTACATTTGGGGTCCACAATTAGTTTTCCTTGCTCGACAATCATCTGAACATATGCAATCCCGTCCAGCACGGACTTAGTTGCATTAATTGTAGAAATATCATGGTTTACAGCCCAATCGTAGCGAGTCTGTTGTGCAGCAGAATCAATGAAGATCATCTGTACATCATACTTATCTTCTAGAGCTTTGCATTCTACGGCGTACTGATCTGTGGTCATATTTGCTTGCTGAAATTCGTCTAGGGCATAGAAGACCTGAGAATCGTAGTCATACCCCAAAACGAGCATGGCGGTAGGATCTTTGAAACCGATATCAAGTCCCATAATTCTTTCAAGATGTTCCCATTTATCCACCGACATGATACACTTATGGTCAAACTTAAAGATCTGTCCTTCGAACACACTAAAGCTAGCCTCAAACTCTTGAGCGAATCGCGAAGCCGGCATAGTTGCACGAGCTTCATTAATGTCATCTTCGCTAGCGCGAGGATTCTCACGATAGTCGGCGTGGATAGAAGCCCATCTAGCAAATGCAGGGATAGAGTTGAATCCATAGTGCCAGTAAGTAGAGAACCAATTATTTCTACCGCGTGGAGTTGAAATAAAAACTGCTTTAGCACTAGGTTTATCAAGTGTGGGACGCAACGCTATCTCAAAGGCTTCTTGCCCGTCCGAAGTTAGTGCAGCCTCATCAAACAGGATAAGGTCATATGACCGGCCAACTACTGAATCAACCTGAGATACAGATCCCATCCGAATTGTAGAACCGTTTTTTAGCTCTATGATTCTATCCTTGGCATTATCGCGTTCGACCTCTAATTTGAAATGATTAATTAGTTTACGTTGCTCTTCAAATGAAATTGACGATAGTGCATAGTTAGGACTCATGATTAATACATGAGAATTAGGAACTAATGTTATTAGCTGACCAATTATATTACATATAGTGGTCTTTCCAACCCGCCTAGATACTGCTCCTACTACAAATCTATATTTAGGATTATTTAATGCGTTAACTAGTGCTATTTGAGGGCCATTAAGCTTTATGCCCAATAAATCAACATATTTCTGAATTGGGAGTTTTATAAACCTATCCTCTACCGGGAACTCAGTAATTTCTGTACTACTAATATCCGGCCTACTAATTTTTAACATACTTCAAACCTATTACATTTACTTAAATTTTCACTAGCAATCAAGTACTGTAAGTTAAATTCACAATGAAGTCCACATACGTTAGCATGGTGTAGAGGTATAATATGATCTACATGATAACCCTCTGGTCGTTGTTTATACATTTGTTTTATCTTTTCTTTATCTGCCCAATTTGGGGTGGCTAGTAGTAGATCTGCTCTACGCTTAGCCGCATGATATGCTATTAATGGTTTATTTTCCTGCCTATACTTTTTTGCCTCTACTAGGATGCTTTCTTTATGTATTTTATAGTAGGACCTAACCTCTTCTTTTACTTTTTCTTTATTTGCTTGATAGTACTTTCTAGCGTAACCTAGGCTTGCTTCATGGTTTTCATAGTACCTTATATTACTATCCTCTCGTGAGCATAGCTTACATGAAGGATTTAGGCCGTGGTACTGCTGAGCACTATTGTTAAACTCTTTTAAGGGTTTTATTTCACCACATTTACTACACTTTTTCTTACCAATTAAAAATAAGAAGAAAGTTATATAGTAAGTATTACCTTTTTCTGACGTTAGCTTCTCATAATGCCCTGTTAAATACTGAGATAGTTTGGAAGATCCGGAATAACCACACTTAGTAGCTAGCTCTTCACTTTTTAATCCATCTATAACTACATAAGTAATAAATTCTTTCCAGCTAGTTGCCTTTCGTTTAGTTCTACTAAATGCTGGAATACATATTTCTTTAACCCCAAACCGTGAAACTAACACCTCATAAATTTCATTAACTAAATTTTCCACACCGTCTCCTTTAAGACTTTTATTGGTAGGGCTATCCCAGTGTAAAGGCACTAGGAAAGAGCTGCAGGCTCGGTTCACCCATTAACAAGTAGGTTCTAGCGACTTATACGTCTAGGACCAATAATTTTAT